GTGTTTTAAAAAGTTGTTTCTTTTTTAAACATAATTTTTTTTCTGCTGTAGTTGGTGTCGACACAATTATTTTATTAAAATTTTATTATTCCCACTTATTTGAAGTGGTATTATATGTAAACGTCATTCCATCAATAAAACCAGTACATGTGCTTGCATCAAAAGTTGCATCATCAGAACTTAAGCCGTCTTGACTTGTTAAATAAGCCTTGAATGTGTCTAAATTTTGATCGCAATTACCAGCCGGTTTGTCTTCATTCTTTTTATCTTCTTTTTTTGGCTTATTTTTTTCCTCCAATTCCTTATCCATTTGGGTCATTAAACGCCTTAACTCTTGACAGTCTTCACCTGCCGCACCAAAAAGTATATCACAACCCAAAAGTTTAATTTGATTCCAAAGCCCTGAAGCACCTGCTGCGGCCCTTAAAATTCCAAGACTAATTAAAATTCCAACAAATTTACTTGTTTTTGGGTTCTTAAGAAGTAATGCTTTTAATCTAGATACTGTTGATGGTTTTAAAGCTTTTTCAGCCTTACTAATAACAATTGCCACCACCTCATCGGCACTTTTTGCACCAGCAGCAATTAAAGTATCTATAACATCATTCATTTCTGCTATTGCACCAGGAAATTTAGATGTAAATTTTCGCCAAGTTTCGACACCAGCTAATTTAACAAAAACATCGTCAGCGGTCAATTCTTTTGCAAGTGTTGCTCCTTTACCACCCCAATTTATTACTTTATCAGCTGTTGATTTTGCCGCTGTTTTAAGTGTATCTGGAAATTCACCAAGTAAAGCATTAATATCTTCTTTAATTTGAGCTTTAATAGCGTCATCGGTTAAACCTCCTTTACCTTTTAGAACACTAGCTCTTTTATTTAAAACCGCAGTAATAGCATCATCAGCAGTATCCGTAAACATATCATCAGCAATTTTAGTGGCAGCTGAAGCCCCAAAATCAGCATCATTTAATATACTTTTCATTGCTCTTTTAATACCAGCTTCATCTGCTGCTTTAACAGCAGAATCTAAATTATCTAAAAGACCTTTTAGTCTTGTTGCCATTGTTCTTTGTGCTGCCATAGAGCCACCAGCGGCTGAAGTTGAGATAAAGTCATCCATAACTTTTACAATATCATCGGTGTGTCTTGCTGCTGTTTTACCAAATGCTTTTGCTAATCCTATAATAGCACTTTCTGTAATTAACATTGATTTCTCTCTAAGACCCATCATTGATCTCATCGTGTTAATTTCAAGGATTAAATTTTCATTTCTCATTTTTATATTTTTATTAATTTATTTGTTATTTTATAAATATATCTTAATTTAAAAAAAACTTTAATTTTCTATATTTTGTGGGTTATCCATCATCGTTCTTATTTCTGGTGTTTTTAATTCAACCTCACTAAAGAAATAGTCTTTTTCGCCACATTTTGTTTGTTCTCTATTTTTCGTGTTTTTAGTTTGTATTAACTTTAAAAAATCTAATTTTGATATTTCTATCCACGTTGGTTTATCACCTTTTGTTAATTCCTGTAATAAAGACAATTTACTACAACCTTCTTTGTCTTTTAATTCTTTTTCTTTTTCTATTTGTTGTTTAACAATTTCATCATATCTTTTATCATCAAAGCCACCCTGTACCATACCAAGTTTTCTAAATTTTTCAACAACATCATCTTCAGACATTAGTGCATTTATATCTAATTTTACATTAGAACCACCACTAGGTCCTTTTTGTAATTTTTCTTGTAATTTAGTTACTTCTTGTTCGTATTTTACATCTTGTTGTATTGCACTTGTAAATGAAAATAAAGCACTATTCAAAACCTCTTGTTGTTTTTGTAGGTTACCACCAATATAATCAATAATAGCCGCAATACCGGATCTTTGTCTGTCTAAATCATTTCCATATAATGCCAAATATACTTTATCTATTGTATATGGTACACCAACAATATAAACAACCGTTCCTAATAATGTTGGGTTTGTTTCTGCAAAATTCCAAAAAATTCTAGCAAACTCCTTCCAACCCAAACCTTGTTGTTTTGCAAATGTTGGTAAATCTTTTACAAAATTTTGTGCTAGTTTTTTAGACATTTCTTTACCTAAAATTCTTTGTGAGGAATATGTTGCCATTCTTAAAGATTTAGCTAAAGCTTGATCTGCTGCTGATAATAAATTAGGATTTTTTACAGCCGTATTAATCATTGTTTTAAACGCATCATCACCGTATTTACTAACAAATGAAATTGCTTTAGCTTCAGCTTTTACCAATTTAAATGCTGCGGCCACTTCTCCAACACCTAATACACTTAATGCCATCATCATAACACCCATATGTTTATCACTCTCTTGGTAATATTGAACTCCGTCTGCAAAACCAACTATTGCTGCCGCACCCATAAACAAAGGTCCAAATGGTCCGGTTACAAAACCAAGACCCATTAAACCTAGTTCTAATAACATTAATTTGTTGTGAGTCTCTTCCTTTTTTTCAAGTGCCCTAGTTCCAGTTCCTGGTGTTTGATATTCAAGACTACGTTTAAAATCAACAGTTTTTGTAAAGGGTCCTTGTGGGCCGTTGAATTCGAACATGTTTTCGTTCAGACTTTTTAAGTCTGGTGCCAACATACTTCTACAACCACACCAAGCATCATTTTTTCCGGCATTGTAAACCCATATTCCACCAGCTTTTCTACAAACATCAGAATATGAAACATAAACACAATTACTATTGTTTTGTGAATCACAAAAAGACATAGGTGAACTACATTTTGTACTTAGTTCTGAAACAACAGTATCATATTCTTTATTCCATTTTTTTGCATCCTCGTAGATTTTATTTTTTGATTTCTCAAGTTCACCAGTCCAAAAATCATCGTGTTTTCCTTGTTCTTTTTGATATAGTGTTGGTCCCTTACCTGATGGGTCCGCAACATATCTGTCATAACCAAGTCGGTCACTAATTTGATTTGTATTGCCTGTTTCCATAGCACCAGCATTTGTCCTACCAGAGTTTTTTTCGAAAAATTCATTATCAGCTTTATTTTTTTCTGCTAATTTTTTCTTATATGCTTCGTCCCCACCAGTTGCTTGGAACAACCTTTGTAGTTCAGCGTCGGTATATTTTCTTGGTTTTGGGTATGTGGTATTTAACAAATCCCACCCACTGTAATATGGACATTCTTGTCTTTGTTTTTTTGCGTATTTTTGTGAAATAGAAGCGTCAATAGCATCTGGAATTCCGGAAACACCATCCCACCCAGATGGATTAACAACTGACCATCTAAATACTGTTGCCAAAGCGGACCTTTCTTTTTTTAAATCTTCAGCTTTTTGACTTTCAACTGACCATTCTTGACTAACGGACCATAAATTATTTAATTTTTTATAATCATTACCATATGTTTCCCATAGTGTTTTTGTTTTTCCACCAAAAGTACCATCAACGGCCTGGGCGTATGTACAAGGAGTCCCACAAAGTTTTGTTGTGTACAATCCTTTACTATCTTTTTTTGCTTTTTCTTTTTGTTCCAAAAACCATTTTTGGAAATTTTTTGTTTGTACAACTGTTGTTGGTATTGATTGACCTAAAACTTTTTCGTCTGTTTTAACATCTTGTTTATCCCAATTAGGATTTGCTTTTTTATATGTTGTTTTATATGTGTTCCACAATATCTTTGTGTTTCCACCAAAAATACCATCAATTGCTCCTGGATAAATTTTACCTTGTATCTTCCTATTATAAGGTGTACAAGGTTGATTACATAACTTTGTGTTATATTTTTTATTTTTATCCGCATTATCTGGACTACCCAATTTATCTATATTTTTCCAAATCCAAGTCTGAAATTGCATATTTTGATTCATTGTTATTGGAATCTCTTGTTGTTCCAATAGTAAATCACTAAGAAATTCTTTATTTTCAGATAAAGTCTTTTTTGAATCATATTTCATATTTAATAAGATTCTTTCTAATAAAAGGTCTTTATTATTCATAATAACGTATTTGCTTTTCCTCTTGTAATTTTATATAGTGACGACCAAGTAACTTTATCATCTATTGTATTTGCAACACTTCTTGTTAAACCGGTTTCCCATTTTGTAACTGTTGGGTATGCAGCCCCACCTCCTCCAGAATCTGCCGCTGGAGCATCTTGTTCACCTAACTCACCATCAACATCACTATTAAAGGTATATTTTTCCATTAAACCAATTAGTTCCTCAAGTTGCATAAATTATTTCTTTATAAATAGTTGTAGGTTTAAAAAAAAGCATTATCTTTGTAGATATATAAATAATACAATATGAAAACCATTTTTAAACTTTTTATTCTTTTAATTTCTTTAAGTTCTTGTGTTAAGTACACACAACCAAAACTTTTATCTTTGAGTGGTGAATATCGTATTGATAAAATAACATATGAACAAACAGACAATAGTTCTTCACCACAATCTATGGTTTTCTATCCTGGTGACTTATATGTTAACCCAAATGATATATCACCATTTGATTCAATACCAGTTGGATTTTTCAAATTACATATGGATTATGTACAAATTAGATTTTCACCAAACCCAATGCCAGATGGTTCAACTGTTTGGAATAAAGCATATTTTTATAACGTTGTTGGTGAAACAAACACAGCTTTAGGTAATTTAATTATTGAATTTGAAGGAACAAGAAAAGTTTTTCATATAATTGAAGATGGTGCTGAAACTTTGGTATTGCGTTCAACAGGACAGTGGACCTATGGTTCATCTGGACCAAACGAATCAATAACACTATTTTTAACAAGAGTAGGTCCGTAAGAAATTACGGACTTTTTTATATTACCTCGACTTTTGGTAACTTATCTAAATATACTATATAATATTCATTTAAAAAAGACAATAATATGTCTTCATCTATTAATTGAAAGTCTAATTCGTCTTCATCAAAGTCTAATTCGTCTTCATCATCAAAACTAAAAAAATCTGTACTTTCTTGTATTAAGTTGTAACCAAACTCTTTTGATTCGTCTAGGTTAATAACATCATTTCTAATTTCATCTTCAGAGTCAATTACTAATCTGAACGAAACTTCAAGTCTTTTTGTATCTTCGTATAAGTAGTAAGAAACAATTTCTTGTATTTCCATTTTAGTTATATTTCTTAAATCTTTTAAACATATCAAGTGATTCGTTTAATTTTTCCATAAAATCAGGCATTTCATCTTCATCAACCTCATCTTTAAAACTATCACCAGTAACTTCATAATTCATTGGACCAGCCAAGTCTTCTTCAAAGTCTCTATCAATATCGTATTCAAAGTCTTCACCTATCTCATCAAAATCAATTACAATACCCAAAGAATCTTCATCCTCATCGTCATTTGTTAGACCAAGTGAAACATATTCATCCTCATCATCCTCATCATCACCATAATACGGATCATACATACTTCTATCTTTATAATCATCACTTTGTCCGTGTAAATCAACAGTTCCACCTTTTAAATCTGTAGGGCCATCACCAATTCTATCGTGTCTATCAATATCTTCGTTGATATTCATATTTGTGTATGGCATAACTTCACCTTTGTTGTTTACTGTAATACCAAGTTTATCGTTTGCGAAATCTTGTACATATAAAGGTTGTGTATTTGGTTGTTGACCATATTCTGTTACATATCCGTCATAGATTGTTTTATGTTTATCTAAAATGTCATTTTTTTCTGCTTGCGACATTTTGAAAAAGTATTGTGCCATATCTTATTTTTTTATTTCTTTTATTATTGCTCTTTTTGTTGTAAAGAACATAAAACCCTCATTTAATTCTTCATCATCGCTACCTTCTGTTTCAACCTTTCTCCATTGATCAACACCCTCAAGAAGGGCTAATTTTGACCCATTATCCCATTTAACATAGTAAATATTACTACCTTGTACATTACTTACAGATTTAACAACACCTGTTGTTCCTGCCTTTATTGGTGAAAATTTGTCGTCCATATTAACACAAACAACTTCGTCACCAACACTAAGTGGTGCGTTTTTTAAATATTTAACTCTCTTTGTCATACAAATATAAATATAGCGAAATATTTATTTGTTATGAAGATAATAATATCAGAATCTCAATATAAAAAAATTTTATTAGAAGAAAGGCAAAATGGCCTATTAAATAAACTAAAAGGTCTAAAATCTTTTTTTAAAAAGGTTAGTGAAGAAACAAAAAATCAAGTCGGTTTGGATTTAAGTTTTCTTACAACTTGGGGTGTTACTATTGCTGGTTTTGTAAAGCCAGTTTCAGAATTTATTGAAGGTAACTTCCCAGAAATGTCGTCTAGTGATTTATCGCTAATTGCTACCGGTATAATTTTAACATATTACCACTCAAATAAAGAAATGTTAGGTAAGGTATTAAATAAGATAAAAGAAAAAGAACTTGTTTTTGAATTTGATAGTGCTTTAAAAGTCGCAAATAAATTAAAAAATGTTTTTTTGTCTTTTATTGAAAGTCTAGCAATACCAACTTCTAAAATATCAAATATGTTGGCTTACACATTTTTAATTCCAATATTACCTGAATTATATGAAGCGGCACAATCTGGAAGTTCTGTTGATGTAAAAGAAATGGTTGAACGTAGCCTTGCCTTTTTATCTGTTAGTTTTGGTGGTAATTTTGCAAAAAGATTAATGTTAGAAATAGTAAAAAGGTTTAAATCTTAATACTCTTGTCCAGCATCATAAAAAATACCAAATGTAAGGTATTCAAATTCAGACCTCCAAATTTTACAATCATAAAATAAAACACCTCTAAGAGAACTTTTACTACTCTTTAATTCAAAAGTTGGTGAAATATAAAAACTACAAACTTCTTCTAATTTATTTTTTATTTCTAAAATAGTTTCACTAATTAATTGTGGTTCAAAATCGCATTCATCACATACAACATCATTCAATCTAAGACTAAATACAATTTCAGAAACAGTATTATCATTAGAAGTATAAAATTCTTCAACCTCCATTTTAATATTATTAAGACCATATTCTGATATTAAACCAGATCTTGATAAAATAACATTTTTTATTTTTTCTACTTTAGCTGTATATTCTGGTGGAACTCTCATTTTTTATAATTTAATATTTTACTTATAACATCAGTTGCTTGTTCATCAGTTAATCTATGAACTTCTTTATGTGTTTTAAACCACCTTTTAACAACAACATCCATTGGTGTTTTTGTTATTTTTGCAAGTCTTTTGAAACCAAAAACTTGAGCATCAAGTTCGTGTGGTTGTGTGTAATATTTATGTGGGTCCTTTTCTTCTGGACCATCCAAATTAAAAGTACCTTTTACTTTTTGGTCAATATGTCTTATTTCGTGAGCGATAACCTCATTTAATTCACCAACCAAATCATAGGTCATTCTTGTTTTATTATTTGGGTTATATTCAATAGCAACTTCAATTATATCTTCATTAGGGTAGTAATTAGCATTTACCTTAAAACTTTCTAAATCTTCATTTTGTTCTAATACAACTTCCACAACAAAAGCTTCCCCTAAATTTGGAAACTCATAAAAATCATTTTCCTCGTCATAATAATTAGGAAGATAAAACTCACCTTCGTATTCATCCTTATATAATTTTATAATATCTTTAACAACAGCACGAATAACATCCCTTCTTCTACCGTCTTCCAAAATTAAATTTCTAAATCTCATAATAATAAATACTTTATTTGACTATAAATTAAAATATATCTAATTTTTTAAAAAAATAAGTATAATGAAGAGAGTTTTTGATTTTGATAATATAACATTATTACCAAACTTTAGTCGTGTTGAGAGTAGAAGTGATTGTGACACAACTTGTCTATTTGGTGGTTATAGGTTTAAACTACCGATAGTTCCAGCAAATATGGAAAGTATTATAGATGTTAAGTTGGCAAATGAGTTAGCAAAAAAAGGATATTTTTATATATTACACAGATTTAATATTGATGAGGTTTCTTTTGTGAGAGATATGAAAGAACATAACTTAATTTCTTCAATATCTGTTGGTGTAAATGACAATTCATATAAACTAATTGATGAACTTGTATTAGAAGATTTAATACCACACTTTATCACTGTAGATATTGCTCACGGTCATTCTATTAAAATGAAAAAAATGGTTAAATACATCAAAAATAAAATGCCAGATGTATTTTTAATTGGTGGGAATGTCTGTACTCCAGAGGCCGTTACTGATTTGGAATCTTGGGGTTGTGATGCTGTTAAATGTGGTATTGGTGGAGGATCTGCTTGCACCACATATCACTCAACTGGCTTTGGTAATCGTGGTTGGCAGGCGTCAATGATTAAGAAGTGTGTTAAGGTAGCAAAAAAACCAATTATTACTGACGGCTCAATAAAAGAACATTGTGATATTACAAAAAGTCTTGTTTTAGGGGCTTCTATGGTTATGGTTGGTGGTATGTTATCTGGATACATAGATTCACCAGGAGACAAACTTAAAAACGTAATTGATGGACATTGGTACAAAGAATTTTGGGGTAGTGCATCATCTTCACAATCTGGTAAGACAAATAGAATTGAGGGTATTAGAAAATTAGTACCATATAAAGACGTTTCTATTTTTGATAAATTAAATGATATTGAAGAATCACTACAAAGTGCAATTTCTTATGCTGGAGGAAATCCTAGTGATTTATCTTGTTTAAATGCGGTTAAATACGTTACGCGGACGTGATATTTGAATCGTCAACATTTGATGAATTTTTAACTAAATAGTCTTTATCGCCTAAGCTAAAAATTCTATACTTGGATATATCAATTCCCAAATTATTTAATTTATCTAAAAAAGTTGTTGGTAAATTTATACAACCACTAGATAAATCTAAATTTGTATCTTTAGTTAGTGTTGTACCATTTACACATTTAAAGGCTTCACTTCTTTCTTTAGTGTCTTTAACTCCGTGTATTGCTTGTACTAATTCTTTACCAGATTCGTCAAAATAAGACCAAAGATTTTTTTTAGGTTCTTCTGATGTTCCGGCACCCGTATATTGTGTGTAAGTTTGTCCTGGTCCAGCGTTAAACACACCAGTAGGTGCAAATTTACCCCCAGCTTTAGATATTGGGTCACCAAGACCAGACTTTACTCTTTCGTCATAACTCATTTTAGACCAAGTATCAAATTCTTTGGTTGGTTTATCTTTTCCCATAATGGCTAAAGTCCCAGTTAAATATGTTCCACCATTATCAAAAAAATAAACAGTATTTTTAACCTGATCTATTATTAACCAAGGTTTATCTTGGTAATTTGGTCTTATAGTATTTAAAGCGACTTGACAGGCAGACCTAAATTCTAGATTTTCATTTTGATTCTTATTTTTTACATTCTGTAATATTTCTTTTGCTTTAGTTGTTAAAATTTCAGAAACTTTATTAAAGTCATTACCATACTTAGACATTATTTCATTATAATCGGTTAAAGTGTTTTTATAAACATCACTAAAAGTACAACCAGTTGTATTAACCACCTCAACTAACAAACCATATAAATTTCTTATATGTTTTTTTTTCATTTTCTGTTATTACAAATCTTTTTTTCATTATTAAAATTCTTTAATTTTTACAATCAAATCTCCACTACCTTTTATTACCCTATGATAAACACCTTTAGGTATAAATATTGTTTGACCCTCTTTCAAAGGTTTTGGTATGTCATTATCCATTTGTAACATCCAGTTATTAGACTTTACAACTTTAACTTTTCTATCTTGTTTATCAAAATGCCATTTTAATTCACCACTATTTATATTTTCTTTAAACAATCTAGTTTTGATTCCGTTTTTTTCTTTTTGGGAAAAAGGTAATACATTTTCAATGATTGGGTCTTCTGAAACATAATCTAAAGGGTATAGTGGTCTTTTATTAAAATTAAGTCCAAGACGAAACTTTTCTGATTTATAACCCAACCAGTCACCATCCTGTAATTGTAAAAAAATTCTACCTTTTAAAAAGATTAAATCTTCAATAAAATTAATGTTTTTTAGACGGTTACTTGGTTCAGAATCAATAAAAAAACTTACAGTGGCTTGTGAATCTAATAATTCTTCTTTAGGTATTGCTTCATAAACAGAACTTTTTGGTCGTACTGAAATACCGTAAAGTTTGAATTTAATTTTTTTATGGCTCTTGTCATAAACCGCCGGTTCAACAACTTCTTTTAAAAAGTGATTGAATATTTTTACATATCTACGGTTAATGAATCTTTCGTAAGGTGTCATAATATTACCAATTTCTGGATGATTTAAGACCTAATTTTTTTGCATATCTCCCAACATTACAAGACCAATATCCTGCAGTAGTTCTATCTTTTTTCTGGTCACAATTATGTCTTGCTCTAAATGATTTTGCTCTTTTTTTATTTGCGTTTTTAACTCTTAAATTTGGATCTCCGAATGTTACTTTTTTAACTCCACCACCTGGAGTTTTAACATATACGGCAAATTTCTTTGGTCCACCTGGTGTTCTAAAAGGACTTCCAAGGTTTACCTTCTTTCCTCTATGTACCGCTTCACTAATTGTTTCTTTTATTTCAAATGGAACATCTAACCAAATCGTTTTTCCATTATCAAGAGTTACCGACTCACCTAAATTACTTTCAACAAGCCATAAGTCCTCATCGTTAACATCCATTAAACCATTATTATAAAGTGTTCTTACTTCATTTATTAATTCAAGGTATGAGGATGAAAAAATCCTAAAAACATTTTCAGATAAAGGTATTCTATTATCTAAATGGTATTTAAGGTTTTTAGAAATACTTACTGATTCAGTAAGAACCATAGGGTGGTTTAATTCTTCATTTAAAACTCTTTTTATAATATTGTCTAACATAATCAACTATTTAGATATTTATTAATATAAATACATTAAACTTGATTAAATAAAACATATTTATTTTAAAATCCTCATATGAAAAAAATAAAATTAACAGAAAGTGAGCTTGTTGCTTTAATAGAAAAGGTAATTAAAGAAAATGGCGATGTTCAAATGGGTGGTGAACAAAAAGAAAATAAGAAAAAAGAACCACCAAAACCTAGATGTATGGAAGACAATATGATTCCACTTGATGAAATGGTTGGTCAAGCTGATGAATTTGTAAAATATTCACCCGGAGTTTCAAAAAGAAGAATGGGCGTTAATTCAATGGTTGATACTTTAGGTATTCTAAATAATATAAGACTTTTTAAGGACGTTAAAGATGGTGGAGCACATTTAGCTTATGATATGATGCACAATCTTAATAGATTCAGAAATAAAAACTATCACGACGAAACAACTGGTGATTGTCATAAAGCAATGGATAAGATTGTTGAATTATATAAAGAAAATGAACACGGAACAGAATTAGTTAAGGATATTGAAAGGGTTTTAGCGCTACAAACAAAAGATGATGAGTATACACCATCACCAAGAGCTAAAGAATACCTTAAACAATGTATTAACTTAGTTAAAGGACAATAAAAACTTTGCTTAGGACCATTACTGGTTATGGTAATGTTAGAGGGACAATTCGCTACTGTCCCTTTTTTTTATTTAAAGATATTTATAATAAAAACAATTATGATGAAAAATTACTGGAAACCCACACCAAAAAAGTGGAGAAGATTAGGGGACTCTTTATTAGCTGTCGCTACAATTATTGCTGTAGGTGGTATTTGGCAATATGATAGTCTAAAAGAAATTTTTACAACCCAAGAACTAAAGATTATGATTGTATCATCAATTGTATTTGGTGTTGTTGGTAAGTTTCTTACAAACTTCTTTAAATCTGACGATAAAGAACCCCAAGAATAACATTTTATCAAGTTTTTACTCCCCTCCACAAGAGGGGTTTCTTTTTTTAAATAAAATTTACTATATTTGTACCCTATGAGTGATAAGAAAGTTAAAAAACAAGTAGAACGTAAGGTATTTGAACGTGTAATTACCCACGAAGACTGTACTTTAATCTGGAAATATGATAATCATAAGTCAAATACAGGACCTTATGAGGTAGAAATTAAACCCAATAAGAAAAAGGGTTAAATAAACTATTTATATATATGAAGATTTTACCCGTTTTAAGTGAAATAATTAATAAAAAAACCCTTATTTCTACAAACCTAAAATCAATGGATTTTAGCCAAAAAGAGGCTGAAAATGAGGTAGAATACTACCTAAAATGGGCTAAAAACCTACCAAAAACACAAAAAGGGTACCGAATTTTGGTCGTAAATGATAAAAAAGACATCAATTTAGACGAAATTGGGTCACATTTTAGCAAAAATAGGACAGAATTACTGTCAAATCACTCATTTTGTACTGGATGTGGGGAAAAATACTACCTAATTACGGCTGAAATACCCAAAAATGAGGTAGATATTGAAGAAACTATCAAAAATAACATACTTTACCCTAATGAAATGGAAATTACAGTCAAAAATAAGGGAAAAAACGTAAAAATACTTAAAATTCAAGAAATTAACACAGAAAATGACTATTTTTTGTAAAAAAAACGATTTTTTTACCTAATTAACGTTAAATGTCCGTGATTTGTGACTTTATCATCATTTCCAATGACATTAAAGGCTAGTTTCCAGATATAAACACCTTCTGTGCACATTTTATTATTAAAAGTACCATCCCAACGTCCGTTTGGGTCATTAGATTCCCATACTATGTTACCCCAACGATTAAAAATAAGGAACTCAAACCCATTTATATCATATCCATTAACCATAATTGGTCCATATAGTTGGTTATTCTCGTTTCCATCCGGTGTAAAACAGTTTGGCACCCAGTAAATAACCCCAGGACAGTCATTAACAACAACTTGTATTGATTCTTCAACATAACAAATGACATTTTCACGTCTTAATACTATATTATATGTTCCTGTTTGTGTAAATGTGTATGTTAAGTCTTCCATAGCATATACAATTCCGTTAACTGTCCACGTATTTACGCCATCACCGCCATATATTGAGGTATATGTGACTGTTTTACTTTCCCCATCACACAATTCAAACATATGTTGACTATATGTGACTAGGGAAAGACAGAAAAAATATACAAACAGTATTAATTTCATTAATTATGTTGTATAGGTGATAATGTTGGTGTTCCATATACTGGTACAACAACAGATGTTGTGAATGTACAACCAGCAGAACCTACTGTATATGTAACAGTTGAGGTTGCATTAGTCCCATTTGTTACGTTATCAGGACAAAACTGGTTACCAACCACTCCAACACCGGACCAAGTACCCCCAACAGGTGTTCCTACAAGGTTTACACAAGGATCTGACTCACAAAATGGACCTAAAACTGTAATTGTTGGTATAACTTGGTATATTAATACATTTAAATTGACTGGTGTTGCAGGACAGTTAGCTGGTGGGGGTGAAGAATAGGTTACAGAAACACCATTTGGTATTAATCCTGGTGCTGCTGCCGACCAGTTAACAGAAATTGAGTTTGTTCCTTGACCTGCGGTTATAACGCCAGACGCTGTAACAGTCCAAGTATATGTTCCAGAACCAACAGATGGTATAGTATAGGTAGAAAGAGCTGTTGATTGATAACAAACCGTATCTGGATTTGTTGTTGTTAATTGAGATAATGATATTGTTGAGATCATCGTCATTAAAGTTAGTAAAATTCTTTTCATTTTTTATTTTTTATTTAATTATGGTTTATTGGTCCCAAAACTATTGGGATTACGTTTATTGTTCCGTTAAATACGTTAAATGGTGTTGCTAAGTCACAAGAAGAGCTAGTATAGCTTCCCCATAGACCATCAGAACCCGGTGTGACTTGAATTAATAAGTTTTGGGGTGTACATACGTTTGCCACAGTTAAAGTTACACAGAACGTCCATATACAAGAGCCGGCGTCACCAAAATCATTTCCTGGATTCCCGTCAACGGTTAAATCAAAGAAATAACCAGGACCAACTGTTACAATTGGTGTTGTTGTTGATGTTACAGAAGTTTTCCAAACCCATTGTCCACCAGTCGCATTACCACCACAGTTTGCTGGCGCTGATTGTGGTGTAACTGACACCCAGCCAGGACCTAAGTTTAAATCAAAACCTTCAATCCAGTTAGTATCCGCTTGAGTGTATCCATTCATTGTATAACACATAGTTACAACTTGACCGGCATTATATGTATTTCCTACTGGTGGAGGTGTTAATGTGAAAGATTGCACACCATTACATTGTGTAAACGCAAATACACTAATAAAAATTAAGACAATTGATAACAAAATTTTCATATACTATAAATATAAAGTAAATAACTTAATAGACGTAAAATCACTTGTCAAATGAACATTTACTGGTTATATTTTATTATATGAAGTATAAAAAATATCTACAAAAAATTATAGATAGACAATTTAAAACTGATTTAGAAGAATTTTTTGGAAAAAAAAGTTATATATCAATAAGTAATGTAACTTATATAAGAAGTAAGGACTCATATTTAGTTAGTGTAAACCTATATTTAGATGAACCAGAAAAAATTGATTTATTATTTCCTTCCGCTCTTGAGATGTTAGTACAAAGGGCTTGGAATGTTGTTGGTGATAAAAAACAAATTATACTTCAGTCTTCGTTTGATTTAATTCCGTAATAGAGCCTATCTCAATTAAATTTTTAATTGTACTATTTAATGGTGCCTTAATAAAGTATTCACCATTTTCCTGTCTGAAAAAACACCAACCAGTTAAAACCGTATTTAACTGGCTATATGTTTCTTTATCTTTTACTTTATATATTTTTAATCCCACCACCAGCTCATTCTTTCTTTTAATATTTGATGTAAAAGGTCGTGAGCCTTTTTTTCATTATGTTTTGCAACATAATAACACAAATCTTCTTTATTAAGGTCAGGTTTTTCTTTTAATACTTTACGAACACTTGACGGATATTTTTTTAAATAGCCATCGTAATTTTCTGAAATAACATCTTGCTCCATTGTGTAAAGTTCCCTATCTCCTTCAATTGGTTCGAATCTAAATTTAGTTTCAGAGTAATCAAGATATTCAGTACCATAATAATCTTCTTTAACTCTTTCAATCAAATTAAGAACAATTGTCATATCACGATTATCACGGTCAACTTCCATATGACGGTTTGCGTAGATGATTTCCTTTCTTTGGAACTCAATTTTCTTTTGTAAAATAGTATAGATATACCAATGATCCCAATCTTTATCTTTATATAAAGCGGGAATCCATCTAAAGATGTTTTTTATACCTCCGATAAAGTATCTTATTCTCCAATGTGTGTTTCTCCAAATACGTGCGGATAGTCCTTTTCTATTCCAAGCGGAGTCTTTAGGTATTGTTAGTTTTTTGTAGTTTTTCATTTTCTTCTTCTTTGTACTGCAAATATAAAGAAAATAAAACTAAAAAGTTAACACTTACACATAAAAAAGTTTCTATTAAATAGTTCCAATCAGTTTGTGTCATTGAGACGTGAGTACCAAACCACATAAATGAACCATATTTATTCATCAACTGGACAATTAGGTATTTGAAAAACTTTAACATTACGTTACAGTTTTTGTTGTTGTGGTTGGTATTGGTGAAGGACTTAATTTACTTCCGTCTAAAACTTTCGCTAAAAGTTCACCAGTACCCCAAGTTTTTAAAGCGTCTTTACATTGTCTTGCAATTTTTTTAGCACCAATATCATTTTTTAAACCATTTGTTATACAACTATAATAACTTAATTTTAAAGTTTCTATTGTTGCATCAATACCTTCTTGTTGACTACTATAATTTCTAACACCACCAACACATTTACCATCTTTTCTACTAAGACAATTATAAAATGTTGATTTTTCTTTTTTCTTTGTTGTGTTAAATGGGTTAAAAGCGGCTTTAGCTGCCTCGGCTTGTCTCCAACCATACATAAATTTCATATTTTCTTTTGTTACTGGAGCACCGACACCAGTAAGTATTGCTTCATATACATCATCGTCAGACAACGATGGTTTAGAAATTTGTGTTTCGTCTTTTTCTGGACTCAAAGGTAAATCTTTTAAGTTTAACCCAGATGTTAAAAAAGACACTAACATAGTAACAAGTGAACTTGAGTTTGATTCTTTTATGATTTTTTTCATATCTATAATTATTTTGTATAATATAAATGCCAAGGTTCGGCAACTCTTAATGTTCCAGATGTTTTATATGTTACTCTAAAACCATAATTACTTGCGTTGTCTGCAACCCATTTTTTTACATCTGGTTTGCTATCCCACCAAGATTCTTCTGTACTAAAAATATCAAAAGCTTTACCAGTATGATGTTCACTAAAACCTGGTAGTGTGTTTGATGCTTGAGTATTATCAATACCCCTTTTAACTGCTTTACTACCAAAGTTATCAACTTGTTTGTCATAACTTCTATAACCCGAAACAAGACCACCTAAATAACCAAATTTACTATTACAATCTTTTATTAGTTTATTTATACTTGTTTGTGCTTCTTGGTTTACACCCCCAGCGTCTTCTCTCCAAGAGCCCTCTTGTTTCAATTCTTTATCTATATGGCTTTGTGTAATATCAAGACCATAAACCGTTTTAAGTTTATTTATTGCTGATTGTACTTTAGAAGGTAGTTTTGAATTTTCTTCTGGTTTTTTTTCTTCTTTCTTATTTTTAGAATCAATTGTAATAACATCAAGATTAATCCCTGTCGTTAAATACGAAACAATTTTATTTACTAATGATTCCAAGTTTGGTTTTTAAATATTTTATTGGTATATTACTATAAATACTTTTGATTATGAAAAAATTTTTTTTAGATTTTTTACTTTTTAGAAAAACTGGAGTTTTGTTCAAAACAATTTCTTTTTTAATTTGGTGTCAGATACTGAATGTTATTTGTAATATTATTTTAATGATAATGTTTTACATTTAAATTTAAATAAACTATCCTTAATAAAAAAAAATATTATGAGCAAAGTAAGTCTAAACAGTACTGTGACTGTAAATTACACAGGTAGATTGGAAGATGGTTCTATTTTTGATTCTTCATTGAATGAAGGTCGTGAACCACTTAAAGCAACGTTAGGTCAAGGACAATTAATACCTGGTTTTGAATCTGGATTAATTGATATGACTATTGGTGATAAAAAAACGGTAGAAATTCCACACACTGAAGCATATGGTGACTACAATGACGAGTTGATTACTGAAATCCCTAAAGATCGTGTTCCAGAAGGAGTAGAAGAAGGTGCTATGTTACAAACATTTGGTCCTAATGGTCCTGTAATTGTAAAAGTTGTTGAAGTAAAAGAAAGTGTTGTTGTTTTGGATGCAAACCATCCGTTGGCTGGGCAAAAGTTAATTTTTGATTTGGAGCTTTTAGAGGTTGAGTAAAAAAGAAAAAGGGACTTAAAGTCCCTTTTTTTATTGTATTCCTAAATCTCTTAATTCTTGATCTTCAGCGGAAAGTCTACCCATCCCACTACCACTCTTACCACTCTTACCACTCATTCCTGGCATATTTTGTGGTCCTGCATTTGGTGCTCCAGTTGCTCCAGTTGCACCAGCTGGATTAGCATTAAACCCTTCGTAACCAGGGCCAGCAGCCGTAGGTGTCAGACAAAATTTTTGTTTTTGTACATTAGGTAAATATTTTGTATCTTTTGAAAAAATTGGACAACAAGACTCAATTTCTGCTGTATAACCTTTAAATGTTTCAGCCCCTTGTGGTGTTTTAATTAAGTTTGCCTTTCTTGTTTCATCCCCAAAATACTTAACGTAAGTATCAAAAGTCCCTCTACATTTTTTAACATTTTCTTTTGTTAATTTTTTCTGAGCTCTTCTTTGTTGGTTAGCTTGTTGTTTTAATTGTTTTTCTAAGTCATTTAATTCTCGTCCACCCATTAATTTTTGTGATCCTAAACCAGTAGCGCTAGGTGTTGAAGTTAGAGCACTTGGGTTTGCATTAGTTTGTATTTCAGTTGGTTTTAAAGTTGCCATTTTATCACCTTTAACTTGGATTGGAGTTGTATACCATTTATTTTTTGATATAGTCGTCATATCTGGACCAACAGCGGTTCCATCTTGTTTTAAATAGTATTTAACACCAACAGTTCCATCTTGTAGTTTTGTTCTAACACCCCAAACCATTCCATGTTTTGGGATGTGCACAACAAACCCATCTTCAGGAAAACCATCAACTTGTTCTTTAGCTGCCGCAATGAAATCCTCAAGAGTGAAACCCTCAAGATTAAATTTATTCATTTCTGGTGATAAGTCTGGGTCATTTCTCTGTACTAAATTTGGGTCTTGTTCTGATAACAATTTTTTAAATTCAGATTTGATTTTAGAATTGTGAAGATTTGAAATTCGTCTTCTTTCATCCTCATTTATTAAATTTCTTAAATATATATTCATAATTTTTAGTTTTTTTATTTAAAATGTTGGCTCAATAAATTTTTGTTTTTGTATTTCCCCAGTTGGTGTTTGAGTACTAGGTTTTTGTATTTCCCCAGTTGGTGTTTGAGTACTAGGTTTTTGTTCCCCAGTTGGTGTTTGAGTACTAGGTTTTTGTTCTCCAGTGGTTGGTTGGTCTCCAGTTTGTGTACCACCACCAGTTTTAGGATTCCAAGTACCTTTACAAAGTGCATTTCTAAGATTTATATTTGTTGTAGCGTCACCTAATATACAAGGTGTTGTTCCATTACATTTAGCGTCAATCCATTTTTGTTTTGTTTCTTTCCAATTTAATCCCATACTCACAGCAAGATCCATTGGTCCTTTACTACAGTTACCACCTTGTTGTCCACCAGGAGTTGTTCCTTGTTGTCCACCATCTCTACCACACGCTTGACCTTGCGGTGCTTTACATTCGTGTTCTTTTGGGGATATTGAGGTCGCAACTTTACATTTACCACCTTCACATTTACAATACCAATATCTTTCAAAATAGTTATTAACACTAGACCAACCAGGAAAACTATCAACTGTATACCCTTCATCATTCGGCTGCAAATATTGTCCATCATCATTAATAAGATAAACACTTCGATCTTTAGTCATATCCGGCCTTTGATAGCTGTAACCAACTTTACCATCATGTGCTTTTAGAACGTTAATCATACCTGGATCAAAAGTCCCAACATTTGACGCACAATAAAAATCTGCCTGACTAGCATCTTCTTTTAATAAACCAGTTGTTGGGTTTTTTCTATTTTTATTGTGTAAACCCAAAATCCTTTTCTTTTCAGATTCTTCAATCAATCTTCTATAATAACTCATAATTTTAATTTATTTATAAATATGTTATAAAACCAAAAAAAAACTTAATTTAAATCAGTTTTTGGTTTTGGTCTTCCTTTTTCAGATCTTACTTGAAATTTTATGTCTGCGACTTTTAATTCGGCGGCGTAATCTGTCATAGCTCTATGTACACTCATTGTTAAATCAGTTAATTTATCAATGATATTTTCTTTTGATATTAGTTCTTCACCCATATTAAGCATCATTCTAATTTTTTCTTGATAGGACTCTAGTTTTCTGTGTAAAATTTTACCTGTTTTAATTACTTCTCTTTCGGTAAAATCTTTAAATACTATATCCATAGCCGTATTAATTTCTGAAATTAATTCGATTACTAGATACAAATTTTCTTCTAAATCAACATATTCAATATTTTCAGATTTTAACATATGAACAACACCTCTAAGAACTTGTGATAAATCTGTAAGCGAGTCAACTAAAACTCTCATAGAAGCACCACCGTGTTGAGCCATAACACCATAGTCGTCATATCCGGCGGCTTCTTCTGTTATCCTTTTCATTAACATTTGGAATTGTTCTTCGGTTACTAATATTTTTGACATAATTATTTTTTATATTAATAAATATTACTCACTTTCCAATTCTTCAAAGGTCTTTCTACAAAAATCAATTATATATTTGATATAATCATTTTCCATCCAATCTACTATAGCTTGGAAACTTTCAAATTCTGTTGGTAATTTATATCGTTCATAACAATCACCGGTCACTTCTTTATTATCTGAATCACCATCATCATCTGTAAAATTGTAATATTCAATATCAATTGGTAAAAAACAGTTACCATCCCAGTAAGGTGTCGC